GGAAATGCGATTCTTGGTAACGATGATGGTGCGCCGCCCGTGGCCGAGAAGACCATCACGGTTGACGACCTGCTGATCTCCAGCGCATTCGTATACGACCTTGATGAGACCCTTTCTCATTACGATCTTCGCTCAGAAATTAGCCGCAAAATCGGCTATGCCTTGGCTCAAAAGTATGACCGTCTGATCTTCCGTGCTATCACCCGTGGTGCACGTGCTGCCTCTCCTGTTAGTGCAACTAACTTTGTGGAGCCCGGTGGTACTCAGATCCGTGTTGGTACTACTACCAATGCATCTGATGCTTACTCTTCTTCCGCTCTGGTTTCAGCGTTCTATGACGCTGCGGCTGCAATGGACGAAAAGGGAGTCAGTGGCGACGGACGTGTGGGTGTCCTCAACCCACGTCAGTACTATGAACTGATCCAAGCTGTTGGTTCTAACGGTCTGGTGAACCGCGATGCTCAAGGTACTGCCCTGCAGGGTGGCCAAGGCATCATCGAAATTGCTGGCATCAAGATCTTCAAGTCCATGAACATTCCGTTCTTCTCACAGTACGGAACCAAGTATGGAACTAGCTCTGCTACGAACCCTGGTGTGACCGATCCTGGCAACACTGGTACTTTCGTATCTGAAGCACTCGAAGATGCTGCTAACGATGTCACTGGCATCAACAACGAGTACGGCGAAGAGACTGAATTTGCCAACAGCTGTGGCTTGATCTTCCAAAGGGAAGCTGCTGGTTGTGTTGAGGCTATTGGTCCTCAAGTACAAGTAACCAACGGTGACGTTTCTGTCATCTACCAGGGTGATGTAATCCTCGGACGCCTTGCAATGGGCGCAGATTATCTCAATCCTGCTGCTGCAGTTGAACTGTTTGCTGGTACTGCCACCAAGCCTTCTGCATTCTGATATTTATTCTTTATTAGGGATCCTTCGGGGTCCCTTTTTTTTATTCTTATGTCCTCAACTATTGGCACCGATACCGAACTATCCGCTGTGAACTCAATCTTGGGGAGCATCGGACAAGCACCACTCACTACACTTGATGCAACAAACCCTGAAGTAAGTTATATCCAGAACATCTTTAAAGAGTCAGTGATTGATGTTCAGAATGAAGGCTGGGTATTTAACAGAGAAGAAGAAGTACCTCTGTCTCCAGACGCAACAACTAAATTTATTGAATGGCCCGCTGATGCATTACGTATTGACATCAGCGGAAACCAATTTGACAGAGGGAAAAACATTGTCAAAAGGGCTGGAAAACTTTACGACAAAGTTTCTAAGAAGTTTGAATTTGATAAAACTATTTATGTAGACATTGTTCGTGTCTATGACTTTGAAGATATTCCTTCTGTATTCCAGCGTTACATCACATACCGTTCGTCAACCCGTGCAGCTACGCAGCTTGTATCCAACCCTCAGCTTGTTCAGCTACTGGCAAGTCAGGAGGCTTTGGCTCGTGCAGCATGTATGGAATACGAATGCAACCAGGGTGATAATAACTTTATGGGATTCCCTGATAACACTAACTACGTCACCTATCAACCATACCAAGCATTGAGGCGCTAATGGCAACGATTACTCAAACAATACCTAATCTATATCAAGGTATCTCAGAAGCACCAGACGAACAGAAACTACCTGGTCAGGTTAGGAATGCTGAGAACGTTGTACCTGACATTATTGATGGATTGACAAAGCGGCCTGGATTGGAGTTCGTAAAGACTCTGTCTAATGTTCAGTCAGCTGGTAACTGGTTTCAATATTATCGTGATGAAGATGAAGGCTCTTACGTAGGTCAAGTAGCACGTGATGGAACCGTGCGTGTATGGCGCTGTAGTGATGGTGTAGAGATGACCATTACTGAGACGAACTCACCTGACACATACCTAACGCATACAGCTGATGGCGACATCCAAACCCTGACTATTAACGACACTACCTTTCTCGTAAATAGAACTCAAACTGTTGCGATGACATCTGCTGTAGGTGCCTCTAAACCTGACACGCACTCTGCATACATTGAACTAAAACAGATACAACCGCGTCGTCAGTATGCATTAAATATCTATAGTGATACAACGACGGCAGTAGAGAGGTCAGCTACAACTGTTAAAATTAACAGTGCATTTTCTCAGAATACTCAAAATCATAATGATGCACGTCTAACAGGATCAAGGGTGCATGTTGATTCTACAACTGGTATTGCTGTACGCGTAACCATAATTGGTCAGCCTTATGTTCTTAGCTATAATTCTGGAGGCCAAGCAAACTATGCTTCTCAATATACTTTACGTGTTGACCTGCTGCATGGCGGTTCTTATACATCAACATTACCAGATTTTGATGTAAATGTTGAAGGTCAAAACTACAATGTTGAAGTAACCGAAGAAGTTTCTGCTTCTTACAAAGGTAACCTAGATCGTGTTCGTCCTGTACCTGTAGACATTGAAGCCGAGACTAGTACTTCTGTTTCTGGTGTGCTGAACTCTATTGTTTCTGAGATCAGTGGAGTTACAGCTAGTATTATTGGTAATGGAATCTATTTGACACATAGCTCTGCATTTAATGTTGAAGCTTTAGAGAGTGATTTATTTCAAATTACACAAGATACTGTTAATGACATCACTGAATTACCTACTCAATGCAAAGATGGTTACATAGTCAAAGTTACAAACTCAGCACAGCTGACTGAAGATGACTACTACTTGAAGTTTGTAGGTACTGATGGTGATGGTCCTGGTGTCTGGGAGGAATGTGTGGGACCAGGTATTGAAACAACTTTAGATGCTTCAACCCTTCCTTACATACTTCAACGAACAGGTTCTACAACAATGTCTTTAGGGCAGTACACCTGGAGTCAACGTGAAGTAGGTGATGACGAAACAAATAAGAAACCATCTTTTGTTGGTAAGGGAATTACAAATGCTTTGTTTCACAGGGATCGCTTGGCTTTCCTTTCTGGAAGCAACCTGATTCTTTCTCAACCAAATAACCTCGGTAACTTTTGGAACAAGACTGCACTTACCTTTACGGGTATTGATCGTATTGATTTATCTTGTAGTTCCTCTAGTCCTAACGAACTGGTAGATGGCGTAGAGATGAATACAGGTCTAGTGTTGTTTAGTGCTAATGCTCAGTATCTATGCTCCACTGACAGTGATGTGTTCAACCCTGAAACAGCAAAGATCTTTACGTTATCAACCTATAACTACAACGCCAGTGTGAATCCTATTTCACTTGGTACGAGTGTAGCGTTCATTGATAATGCTGGTAAGTACAGTAGATTCTTTGAGATGTTGAATATATCTAGAGATTCACAACCAGAAATCCTAGAGCAAAGTAAACCTGTACAACGATTACTGCCAAAGGATATCGACTCCTTGGCAAACTCAAGAGAAAATTCTTTTATTCTTGCTTGTAAGCGTGGCACAAGTTCCGTAACTGGATTTAAATATTTTGCTTCTGCTGAGAAACGTCTGCAAGGTGCATGGTTTGTCTGGAACTTTGCAAAGAATATTACTCATCAATTTATTATTAATGATGAATATTATATTGTAAGTTCTGACGATGAGCTATGTAAGATCCAACTTATGGATACTGCTGCACGTCCATTTATTTCACAGGATGATTCTGAGTTTGATATTCATCTTGATTATTTCCAATCCGTAGCTGCTAGTGGGCTGAGTTATAGCTCTAGTACTGATAAAACTACGTTGACTCTCCCGACTGACACACCGCTGAACAACGACGACAGCGTGTCTGTCATTGTCACTGAGACAAACGACAACAGAGGTAGGTATGCCACTGGCACTGTCAGTAGCGGCACAGTTGAATTGACTGGTGACTGGTCTGCTGATCCGGTAAAGGTAGGACGTGAATATGAGATGAAGGTTGAGCTACCTACCATCTACCCCACCTCTACTAAGAACAACAGGGTGGTGGCTGATACGTCATCGTCACTGATCGTCCAACGTCTGAAGCTTAACTTTGGTCCTGTTGGTCAGTTCATAACCAAGCTGGTACGTACTGGCAAAGCAGACTTTATCGATACACATGAGTCATCTATCTTGGATGGTTATGACGCCAACCGTGCTCCCAACTTAGACGGGAGTTTTAGAACAATTCCAGTTTACGAAAGGAATACAAACGTAAGTGTTACTATCTCTTCAACTCATCCATCACCAGCAAACATTGAATCAATGTCCTGGGAAGGAGAATACA